ATTGTCGGTAGCGCAGCTGCTGGAAATTGGGGTAGCGGTGGCGGCGGTGATGCAAGTAGCGCCGGAAACGGAGGCAGTTTAGCGTCAGTTTCCATTTGGGGTTACACCGGGTTTGCAGGGGGTACCGCCTCTAGTGGATATGGTGGTGGCGGCGGTGGCTTGTTAGCGGCTGGCTCAAACCCTTCAGGGTCGGTCGGCGGCAATGGAGGAAACGGTGGTGGCGGTGGCGGCGCTGGCAACGGCACTGTCGGAGGCTCTGGTGGTAATGGTTTCGCGGTCATTCGCTTTTATTTCTGAGGAATAATTTATGTCAAAGAAATTTGCAATCGTTAAAGGCGAATTGGTTGATTGCGTTGCTATAGCCGATGAGCCGCTTGACACAGGGGCTCTTTGGATTGATTTAACGGGCGTTGACCCCGAGCCGGGGCGTGACTGGACGTACAAAGACGGGGTGTTTAGTCCTCCTGTTGGTACTCCTCCCGCCCCACTTCCAAACATTGTGACCAAAGTGGCTTTCCGTTTTCGCTTTACCGATGCGGAATACGCGGGGATTCTCGCAGCCGCCAAAACCGATACCGAAGTTCAGGCGTGGTACGAGACGTTCAACATGGTTGCGACCATTGACCTAGACAACCAGCGCACGAAGGACGGCGTGGCAAATCTGGTGAGCAAGAACTTGCTGACGCAGGCTCGCGCTACGGAAATCTTGACCGCGCCTGTGCAACCGGGTGAGCGTGCTTAAAAAATGGAAATCACGCTCAAACTTACAGTTGAGGAAATTAACTCAATTTTGAACATGCTCGGCCAAATGCAAAATTCATCTGGCACATATCCTTTGCTGATGAAAATTCGTCAACAGGGGCTTGAGCAGGTTAATCAGGCATCTGCGCCTGTGGATGTCGTTACTCAATAACAATCATGGCCGCAGCAACTAATCCACTTACTTACAATGACTACGTCTCACAAATCGCGACGTTAGCCGTTGTCAACACCACTACGTCATCGGGCGTAGTGGTGGGTGTGGATGCCGAATTTAACACGCTGATTCCGCAGATGCTGAACTACGCAGAACTGCGTATTCAGCGTGATCTTGATCTGCTGCCGTCACAGACCAGCAGTAGTTACAACATCACGATCGGCACTAATTTGCTGCAGTTGCCGGTGGACGACTTTGTTACGATTCAGACGATTGCAGTCGTTGATGGCACAGCGCGTACACCAATGGTTCCCGTCACTAAAGAGTGGCTGCAGAATTTATATAACGATTCCTCGTATGCCGGTAAGCCGCAGTATTTCGCAATGCTGGGCGGCGATCTTGCAAGCGGTGGCAACACGTATAACAACATAGTGTTTGGCCCATATTCGGACAATACCTACAGCGTCGTCGTAAACGGCACGATTCGACTTCCAAGCCTTTATAAATTTGCGACGCAGGCTTTGGCTGCTTCGGCCAAGACTTTTATCAGCACGTATCTACCAGACATGTTGGTGCAGGCTTCGATGATTTACATCAGCCAGTTCCAGCGCAACTTTGGTCCTGCGGCGAACGATCCCAACATGGGACCGACTTACGAACTGCAATACCAGAACCTGTTGAAATCCGCATTTGTTGAGGAGGCGAGAAAGAAGTTTGAGGCATCGGCATGGTCGTCGATGTCACCGTCAGTGGCCGCTACCCCCACGAGGTAGCGCATGCCACACGCCTCCGTCAAACTCAAACCGGGGATTGACACAAACGAGACGCCAGCCCTTAACGAGGCTGGCATTTCGTCATCTAACCTCATCCGATTCATCTACGATCGAGAAGGACTTGGCCTCATCCAGAAACTGGGTGGATGGATCAAGTTCTACAACAACACGATTGCGGACATCGTTCGTGCTCTTTGGGCATGGCAAGACACGAACAACATGTCTCATCTTGCCGTTGGCACTGAGAATAATGTGGGCACCGGATATGCCCAACTTAGTGTTATTACGAACGGCAACCAGACTGTCATTACGCCGCGCACGGGCACGACAGACATCGTGCCTGATTTCTCGACAACGGCAGGCAGTGCAGTTGTCACGATTACCGATACGGTAAATCAGGACATTACTGAATTCGATTCGGTATACATCGAGACGCACGTAGCAGTTGGCGGTCTGATCCTGTTCGGTAATTACCAGTGCTATCCGGTCAGTGCTACAACGTATGAGATTTTAGCCAGAGATACGTTAGGCAATCTGCTACCAGCGACGTCGACGTCTATCTTGCCGACTGTTGCGAACTTTTCAGTCGTATCAGGCCAGTCGCTTGTCACTGTGACGCTGACTAATCATGGTTTTGTAGTCGGCGACACGTATCCGATATTGGTCGCGACAACGTTAGGTGGCATTACGCTGTACGGTAACTACATCGTACAGGCAGTGACATCGGCAAATACATTTGAGATTTTTGCGAACAACGTACCGAATGCAACGACCAACGCGGATATCAACGGCGGTGACGCTCGATACGTTTACAGTTTCGGTGTCGGCCCGACATTAGTCGGCTACGGTTTCGGTGGTAGCGCATACGGTTCTGGCGGATACGGTACAGGCGTCAGCAATTTGGCGGTCGGCAATCCGGTCTCTGCAACAGATTGGACGCTCGATAACTGGGGCGAAACACTGATTGCGTGCCCGGTCAACGGGACGCTTTATCAGCCGATTGCGGCGTGGAATCCCACGGCAGGCACTGGCACGGCGTTGGTCATTCCTGAAGCGCCAGTGCTTAACGATGGCATTTTCGTCGCGATGCCTCAGCGCCAGATCATTGCGTGGGGCTCGACGTTCACGGGCATCCAAGATCCTTTGTTGATCCGCTGGTGTGACGTCAACAACTACAACAGTTGGATTGGCACGGTCACCAATCAGGCGGGGTCATATCGGATACCGAAGGGCTCTCGCATCGTCGGTTGCATTCAGGGTCCGCAGCAGGGTCTTGTTTGGACAGACCTTGCCTGCTGGGCGATGCAATACGTGGGACCGCCGTTTGTTTATTCGTTTAACGAGATTGGCACGGGCTGCGGTTTGATTGCCAGAAAAGCCGCGGCATCTGTTGCCGGTAATGTCTATTGGATGGGTCCGTCGCAGTTCTACAAACTGTCAGGCGAGGGTGTGACGGCGGTTGCGTGTCCAGTGTGGGACGTCATCTTCCAAGACCTTGATCAAACCAAACTCGACAAGATCCGCGTCGCCGTGAACTCACGATTTGGTGAAATATCGTGGTTTTATCCGACCATGAGCAACGGCGGCGAAATCAACGCCTACGTGAAGTACAACGTGTATTTGCAGCAGTGGGACTTCGGCACGCTTTCAAGGTCTGCGTGGATTGATCAATCAGTCCTTGGACCGCCGATTGGCGCTGATCCAAACACGCTCTATATCTATCAGCACGAGATGTCGACGGATGCGGATGGTCAGGCGATGCCGTCAAGTTTCCAGACTGGTTACTTCACGATGACGAACGCCGACGTGAAGATGTTCGTCGATCAAGTATGGCCCGACATGAAGTGGGGCTACTACCAAGGCGCACAGAATGCGGTGGTCAATCTGACGTTCTACGCGACGGACTACGCAGGGCAAACGCCGCAGGCATACGGCCCTTACCCGTTGACGCAGAACACCACGTTCATCTCGCCTCGATTCCGAGGTCGATTGGTCTCGATCAAGATCGACAGTAACGACGTCGGCAGTTTCTGGCGTATCGGTAACATCCGTTATCGATTGAAAGAAGACGGTAAATTCTGATGACCGCCTCATTGACTGACATCTTAACTACCCAGAAGAATGGCGTTGTTGCCATTAACAATCTGGCGTCTTACACCAGCACTATCGCCAACAACACTGGCGTTTTATCTGGCACTGATCAACTTGCCCCTCCGACTGGTGGCACGACAGGATATGTGACGATTTATACAGCGCCTAGTGGCGTTATTGGTCGTATTGCGGAGATCGATATCTGCAACGGTAACGCCACTGCTGCAACGTTCTACATCCACATCATTTCATCGGGCGGTACAGCCAGCACTTCAAACGCGTTGTTTTATAACGCGCCGATCAACGGGTATACCACCGTTCAATGGACGGGAGGTTTTGCATTGCAGTCGGGGGATTTCATCCAAGTAAAAGCCTCGACAACTGGTATTACCTTCAACGTCAGCGGTGGAATCGTATGACAATCAACGTATATCCGCCGTACGGATCAAGTCCAATCAATCCGATCTATATCCAATTTCCAATTGGATCTTTGGATGCTTTTGGTCGATTGCAGGTTGCGAACCCGTATACGTTGTTTGATAGTCAGAATAGATACGCAAGTGATAATCAATTTGATACGTCAACGACCGGAACGGGAACTACTTCGTTTCTGACCAATGAAGCCGCCGTAAAGATGGAGGTGACGGGCGCGGGCGTTGGTTCTGTCGTTCGTCAATCCTTCAGGTGCATGCCTTATCAGCCCGGTAAAGGGCTTTTAGTTCTGGCTACGTTCGTCATGGACAGCAGTAGCAGTGTGAACCTCACGCAGCGTGTCGGATATTTCAACAGCCAGAACGGCGTGTTCTTCCAGCGTGTAGATGGCGTGTATTCGTTTGTCCTGCGTTCGTATGTAACTGGCACAACAAGTGATGCGCGCACGGTCAATCAATCTTCGTGGAATGGCGACAAACTGGACGGCACTGGTCCTAGTGGTATTACGCTTGATCCATCCAAGGCGCAGATCTTGTGGATGGACTTCGAGTGGTTAGGTGTCGGCTCTGTTCGATGCGGTTTTGTAATTAACGGTGTTTTCTATCTTTGCCATACGTTTAACAACGCAAACATTATCTCGAACGTGTACATGACGACGGCAACTTTGCCGGTGCGATATGAGATTACATCTACCACTTCTGCCGTCGCGGCATCGATGAAACAAATTTGTTCGACGGTGATATCAGAAGGCGGATACGAACAATCGTCTATTGATCACGTAGCGAGACGAACGACTATATTGGGGACAATCAATACAGCGGCAAATTTCATTCCTGTGGTGTCAATTCGATTGGCATCTGGACGTACTGGAGCGGTTGTTATTCCAAATCGTATTCAGTTTCAGCCAACAACGCTGCAGAATTACGAACTTGCCTTGATTAAAAACCCGACGCTGACTGGCGCAACGTGGGCCGCTACAGTGCCATCAGATTCAAACGTTGAATTCGACGTAGCGGCTACGGCCATTTCGGCTGCTGGAACAATTGTACAAACCGGCTACATTGCAAACAGCGGTGGTGGCGGACAAGCGAACACGCTTTCCCCAGAAGGTTACAACTGGGACACGCAGATCGGCGCGACGATCGCCGGTGTTAGCGATATTTATACGTTGGGCGTGCGAACAATTTCGGGCGCTACGACGGGCGACGGTGTCGGTTCTATTTCGTTCTTCGACTTGACTCAATAAGAGGCGACCATGCCGCTGCAAAAAGGAAAATCACAGGAAACCATCAGCAGCAACATCAGCGAGATGATGCATGCTGGTTATCCGCAGAAGCAGGCGATCGCCGCTGCGCTGAGTACGGCTCGTAAGGTTAAAGCGTTCGGCGGGTCCGAGACGGAAGTCGAGACGGCTGGCCCTTTGTACCGTCCTGCGAAAAAAATGAAGCAGCCGTCGTTCCCCAAGATGGGCGGCCGCATGAAGTTGCATACGGGCCCGATCCACAGCGCCGTCGCTGGTCGTACCGATCACCTGCCGATGCATGTGCCGTCCGGGTCCTACGTCATCCCGGCTGACATCGTCTCAGCCATGGGGGAAGGCAACACCATGGCCGGATTCAAGAACATCAAACGCATCTTTGGGGGCACGCCTTATGGCGTTAAGGGCGGCCCGTACGGTCAGGGTGCTATGCCATATGGTCAGCGTGCCGGGCTCCCCTACGAGGCTACGAGCGCGCCCTACGGCATGGATCTGCCGGGTAAGGCAGCGGGCGGTGAGACCGACGCCGTGCCGATTGTCGCCGCGGGTGGCGAGTATGTGCTTTCGCCGGAGGAAGTTCGCAAGGTCGGTAATGGTGACCTTGAGACCGGCCACAAAGTTCTTGATGCATTTATCAAGAGATATCGTAAAGAAACTATCGATACGTTGAAAAAACTACCCGGACCTAAGAAGGATTAAATATGGCAGAGGAAATCAAAGTCAGAGTCGCCGTCCCTGAAGACATGGACGAGATTATGAAAGTCGCCCTTGCAGCCTGCGATGAGAACGGCTTTCTTAATCCCAATCCCGCCAAACTGGCTGCGGAGATTTGGGCGGCGTTGCATCAGGATCATGGTATTTGCGGTGTCATCGGCAAGCCCGGTGGCCCGATCGAAGGCGTAGTGCTGTTGCGTACGGGAACGATGTGGTATTCGGACGCTGACGTACTCGAAGAGAAGGCTATTTTTATTCACCCTGAATATCGCAGCGCCAAGGGCGGACGTGCCAAGCGCCTCTGTGAGTTCAGCAAGAAGGCCGCCGATACACTTGGATTTCCGTTGATCATCGGCGTACTATCTAACAGCCGCACAGAAGCCAAAGTTCGCATGTATGAGCGTCAGTTTGGCAAACCAAGCGGCGCTTTCTTCCTCTACGGTGCCAAGACCGGAGAGTTCGCAAAAGCGGAGCACTAAATGGGCGGCAAAACCAGTAAAAGTACCCAAACAGT